TAATGGTTGGCAGTAAGTTCAGTGAAGCATACACAAATGTTAAACGTGAACTTAGTAGAATTAAATCTGGTTACTTGGATTCTGAAATTATTTTATTCTTTAGTGATTCAATTAACTTTCGCAAGTCAGTTGATAAGGACTATAAAGGACACCGTAATCGCAAGAAACCTTGTGGATACAAACGTGTGATACACCATCTTCATGATGAGTATCGTGTTATCCGTATGCCAACACTAGAAGCTGATGATGCATTAGGTATCTACGCAACATCGAACGATGACTGTGTAATAGTATCTCCTGATAAGGATCTAAAACAAATACCTGGCACTCTCTATAATCTGACTGAAACGTTCACAATAGACAAACAATCTGGTTGGGAATGGTTTTTAATTCAGACACTAAGTGGTGATAGTACTGATGGCTACAGCGGAGCACCTGGTTTTGGTATAAAAACTAGCACAAAATTTTTTACTGAATATGGTTATAACTGGAATTCAGTAGTCACAGCATTCGATTCAAAAAATCTACCTGAATCAGAAGCTCTTAAAAATGCGCGACTTGCAAAGATACTTACTGCTGACGACTATGACTTCGAAAAAAACAGACCCATCTTATGGACTCCCACCAATGCCAGTAACAGATCTGACTGTGGAACAGCAGTTCAAGCTGCGCCGAATGAAGGACTTGCTAGATAAATGTCCTCCAGATCAAATGATTGAGTTGTTCCTACAATTACAAACAACAAATTTTATTCTTACCAATAACATAGGCGAGTTACTTAAAGCATGGAATCTCCCAGTCACTACACTAGAGGATCAATAGAAGTATGGGATTTCATACGTGATCAACAACTTAACTACCACTTAGGTAATGCTATTAAGTATGTGTGCCGAGCCGGTTACAAGGATGTTCGCACGAAAACAGAAGACCTTAAAAAGGCTATCCACTATCTTGAAAATGAACTACAACACACACATCAAATCACAGAGCCTATCCGACCAAGCAGAACAGTTCCGTACAGCGTATGGGATCCAGAATATGAAGGAGAACCGGACTATGCAACGGGATTTGATCGTTGAAGAGTTCAAGGAGTTCATGTATGCAGCCACTGAAGAAGGCTACGAAGCTGAACTAAAAGAATTAGCTGACCTTGTTTATGTTTGCTTCCAATATTCAGCGAACATGGAATGGGATCTAGAAGAAGCACTAGATCGTGTACATAAATCGAACTTATCTAAACTTGGTCTTGATAATAAACCTATCCGTAGGACTGACGGAAAGATTATGAAAGGACCCAACTATCAACCACCAAACTTATCCGATTTAGTTAAATGAGCGAATTAATTTCTAGAACTGGACGTGTTCAATCATGGATCGATGATCCTGTTGGCCGCCTTCCCGTGTCGTGCACGGTTTTTGTTGTTGACAATGAACTCGAAGGACCTAATGGAATTGAAGCAAGTTGGCGTTTTTGTTCCCACGCTCTCCGCAACGGAGCAGGAGTTGCTATCCATCTATCAAGACTTGATGCTAAAGATACCGAGAGACCATCAGGGGTCGTTGCGAGTGGTCCTGTATCATTTGGACGAATCTATTCGGCTCTTAACGAGACTCTCAGAAGAGGCGGTCGATTCAAAAACGGAGCAGTAGTGCTTCATTTAGACGCAAATCATCCAGACTTAAAAGACTTCCTTATTGCACCACGAGATACCCTACCTTGGGTTAAGCGATGTGTAAACATCAGCCAAGATTGGTGGGATGAGATGTCACCTGACAACAAAGTAATTCTAATTTCAAAGATTAAAGCTGGAGATATCTGGCTTAACAAAGTAAAGTATGAAGGAACAAAGAGAATCAGAGGAAATGTATGTCTTGAGGTGTATCTGCCATCCCGAGGAACGTGCTTATTGGAGCACATTAATCTTGGAGCCTGCAGCTTCAAACAGATCCCTGGTGCTTTTGCTCAAGGGATGCAAGAGCTTTGCGAATTACATTCTAGAACAAACGTTGGAGAGACTGGAGAATACCTATCTTCTACCACAGATCGACAGGTTGGACTTGGAATCTTGGGTCTCGCAAACCTGCTGCGGAGGTACGGTGTCTCATACGAACAGTTTGGAAGAGCACTTGACCAATACTCAGCCGGAGAAGTAAAAGCTACTGCTGCTTACTCTCTTGTAGAACAATTAGCTCATGGCATTCGTGATGCTTCATTGGTTGCTCATGAGTATGGAATGGTTCGAGCCTTTGCTATCGCACCTACAGCGTCATGTAGCTACCGCTCACAGGATGCTGATGGTTATACATGTACACCAGAAATAGCCCCACCTATTGGTCGTACTGTAGATCGTGACTCAGGTACATTCGGAGTGCAGACATACTCATACGGTGATGTAGAGATTGCATCAGAAGTAGGTTGGGATAATTACAAACGGGTAGCAGATGGCATCATGCGTCTCTACCAAACCAGTGGACTTCTCCATGGGTACTCATTTAATTGGTGGTCAGATTTGGCTGTTATGGATGAGGACTTCATTGAAGAGTGGCTTAGGTCTCCACAGACTTCTCTCTATTACTCGTTACAGGTAATGGGGGATGTTCAGGACAAGACCAATGCTTATGCAGCTATTGCTGAGGACGAAGTTGATGATTACCTGAACGAAATTTTAACTAATGAACCTCAATGTGATTGCGCTGAATGAAAAACCCATACGAGAAACTACTATCAAGGAAAAGAAAATGGACACCAGTACAGACAACTGCTGGTACATGCAAAGAAGGCGCGGAGGAAACTGTTTACCGTGCCCTTGCATTGCGGCACATGGAAGTACCTGTGGGAGATTTTATAACTGATGCACTGGCCGGTGAAGTTCCAGAAGTGGCGAGGGAGCTACTGTTATCAAACGTCAAAGACGAGGAAAACCACGACGTGGCTCTTGGTTACATCGCCAATGCTTACGGGGTGGATGAAAAAGCTGAAGCCGAAGCGTTACGGTTACGAGATGCTTGGATCGCGCATCCTGATCACACGATCCTCAAAGCAATGGTGGCCGAACGTGCAATCTTCTTCGTTCTTCTACCATTCTTCCGCGCTAATGGTGACGCTGGAATGCGAACCGTAAGTGCCGATATCAGCCGAGACGAACAGATCCATGTCAGTGCTAATTCAATTGTATGCAGAGAACTAGGTCTGGAAATTTCTCCAAGCCTGGACAAACTTCGTAAAGCAACAATCAATTGGGTTATGCAACCACTAGGTATTAATACTACTAATAGATATTTAGATAAAAAATTTTGGCTGGAATCTAGTGACAACCTTATGTATCAGGGTAAAGCACCTGAACTAAGTTTTACCAAGTCAGCCAGAATGCCAGCATTTTTTGAACACTCTAGTGTAAACCTACCACAATATGCTTGATCCAATTAAGACATTAAATTGCAAAGTATGCAATAAAGATGTGATAGTTAATGCAAATTATCCTATTACAGAAGTAACTTGTCGTGACTGTTATGCAAACACTAAACATGCTTGAGACTCTTGGCATGGAAACTCATGCCATTGTCAAAGAGTTAGAAACTAATTTTCCACCTATCAATCCTGCTCCCGACGATACTATTGCAAAGATTATGTATAGATCTGGTCAACGTTCGGTTGTGGAGTGGCTATTAAATCGCATGGAATCAAATGTCTAGCAACAAATCAAAGTTTCAATATTCTTCTTCTGAGAAAAAAAAGCGTCAGGGTATATTAAATGCCACTAAAGATAGCATTAAAAAGGTTGGAAATTATAAACCTACAAAATTAAAAGTTGAGAAAAATACATATACTAATGACTCACCTAAGAGACCTAAGATGCCTACGCTTCCAAAGCTAAAGACAATTAAGTCGACAAAGGTTGACAATCCTAGTGGCTTGAAAGGAAGTATTAAAGACTTTCAGCCTAAGAAGTTAAAGGTAGCTAAAGTCTATAAAAACTTACCTGATAAAAAGTCAAAACCAAAGACTTCTAGTTCTTTTAACCTACCCGCTACAAAAGTTGGATCTCTAGGGGTTCCGTCTACTAAGAAAGCACCCGGTCTAACTATCAAGAAATCAGGGAAAAAATAAATGGCAGCAAAGAAACGATATGATGTTCTCCAAAGTGATCGCCAACAATTTCTAGATAAAGCATGGGAAGCTTCACAGCTCACACTTCCATATCTCATTCGTCGTGATGATGATTACACAAAAGGAGCAAAGGTATTAAAAACACCTTGGCAATCAGTAGGTGCTAAAGGTGTAGTAACCTTGGCATCTAAACTGATGCTTGCTTTACTACCTCCTCAAACTACCTTTTTTAAATTACAGGTAGATGAAACAGGTATTCCTCCAGGACTCTTTCAAAAGAATCCTAGTGTTAAAACAGAGATGGATACATCCTTTGCAAAGATCGAGCGTACGATCATGGAATCTATTGCAGCTTCTGATGATCGAGTCGTAGTACACCAGGCTCTAAAGCACTTGGTAGTAGCGGGTAATGCTCTGGTCTTTATGAATAAGGAACAGCTGAAACTCTATCCCCTTAATCGCTATGTCGTAGAACGAGATGGTAACGGTAATGTTGTAGAGATCATCACACGTGAAACAGTCAGTAAGAAACTCGTTGAGAAATTCTTACCTGACCAAAAGCCACAACAATCTGCTAATGATTATGAAACCAATCCTGGTGAGTGTGATGTATATACTCACATCAAACGTGATAACAATCGTGTCACGTGGCATCAGGAAATCTACGGTAAGATAATCCCTAGTAGTTATGGTAAGGCTCCACTAAATAAAAACCCATGGCTACCACTACGATTTAATTATGTAGATGGTGAAGCATATGGTAGAGGAAGAGTAGAAGAATTTATGGGTGATCTTAAGTCACTTGAATCTTTATCTCAAGCACTCGTAGAAGGTTCAGCTGCTGCAGCTAAGGTTGTATTTGTTGTATCTCCTTCTAGTACAACTAAACCAGCAACTCTTGCGGCAGCTGGTAACGGTGCCATTGTTCAGGGTAGACCTGATGATATTGGTGTCGTGCAAGTAGGTAAGACCGCTGACTTCCGTACTGCATTTGAACAATCACAAGTTTTTCAAAAGCGATTGAGTGAAGCGTTCCTTGTTATGAATGTTCGTGACTCTGAACGTACAACTGCAGAAGAAGTTCGAATGACTCAGCAGGAATTAGAAGCACAACTTGGTGGACTATTTAGTCTGCTTACTGTTGAGTTTCTTGTACCTTACTTGAGTCGTAAACTTGACATGCTACAAAAATCACGGGCTATACCAAAGCTACCAACAGATTTAGTTAAGCCGACAATTGTTGCTGGTATTAATGCTCTTGGTCGTGGTGCTGATCGTGAAAGCTTGACTGAGTTCCTTCAGACAATATCTCAAACAATGGGACCTGAAGCATTACAAACCTATATCAATCCAGATGAAGTCATCCGACGTTTAGCTGGATCAATGGGTATTGATCAACTCGGTCTTGTTAAAGGTATGGATCAAGTTAAAGGTGAGCAGCAGGGACAGATGCAGCAACAAGCATCGATGGATCAAGACCTTGCACTCACCAAACAAGCATCTCAATTCCAAGCTAATAATACTAATGACCCAAGCCAAGCCGGTACGCCCCCCGAAGAAGGCGCAGCCCCGCTCCCCCCGCAAGCCGGTTGAGAAGGCGGAGCACCTCCAACCCTTGGAGGACCCGAAGGTGAAAGACCTTTCAGTTAAAGATCGGAGGTACCTCTCCAATCAAACAAACAAATATCAAAGAAAACCCAAGGTAGGTACACCAACCCTCGGACGTGAAACTGCTTACGTAACTGAGGTTGGTCTTGGAAACCTCCGCTCTGAAACAGCATATGACAACACTGACGTATCAACCTGATCAAGGTCAACCTGAATTCTCTGAAGACGAACTTAATTCTATTGAAGTAGGTAATCAACTAGAGGAACAACAACAACAACTACTT